TAAAGGAAAGAAAAGAGTCAAAAAAGCAGGCGGTGGCTTAGTTTTTAAAATGCGTGGACAAGGTAGAGTAATGAAAGAGAGACTTAGATAATGGGTCAACTCAAACAATGGAGAGAACAAAATTGGGTCAGAATTGGTACTGATGGTTCGATAAAAGGGCCGTGTGGAACAAGTAAAGATAAAAAAAACCCAGATAGATGTTTGCCTGAAAAAAAAGCAAGAAGTTTATCAAAAAAAGAAAGAGCTGCAACTGCTAGTAAGAAAAAAAGAGAAGGTGCAAAAGGTGAAACAGTTGTAGCAAATACCAAAAAAGCAAAAGTTAGAGTAAATATGGGCGGTGAAATGAGAAAACAGAACCGCGTCAAAATGAAAAACGGTGGATTCATCGCAAAAGGGTGTGGTAAGGTTATGAACGATAGACGCAAAGTAACAACAATCTCTTAGGAGCAAACATGCCTAAAAAGAAAAATACAGCAGAAAAAGAAATGGAAGCGAAACTAGCTGCAAGAAAGGCAGCGAAAGTTAGACCAGAAGAACCTCAAGCAGATGAAAGAATTTATCTGAACATGCCAAAAAAGAAAAAAGCTGCAAAGAAAAAAACTAAAAAGAAAACAAAGAGTAAATAATAATGGCTTTGTCAGGCAGTACAAATTTTGAGCCTAATGTTACAGAGTTTATAGAAGAAGCGTATGAAAGATGCGGTTTAGAACTCAGAACTGGCTATGACTTAAAGACAGCTAAAAGATCAATAAACCTCATGTTAGCTGAATGGGCAAACAGAGGATTGAATCAATGGACGATTGAGCAAGCAACGCAGACTGTCACAGAAGGACAAGCATCTTACAGTCTTAATTCAAACGTGATTGATTTATTAGATATGGTGGTGCGTCGAACAGTCAATAGTGTTGATACAGATACCAATATAACCAGAATAAGTAGATCAGAATATTTAAACATACCTACTAAAACTCAGAAGGGCAGACCTTCTCAATTCTTTTTTGATAAATTGACTACTCCTGCGATTAAAGTATGGCCTACACCTGAAAACTCAACTGACATTTTAGTATTTAACAAGTTAGTAAGGATGGACGATGCAGATACAGCAAGAAATACAATGGATATGCCATTTAGATTTTTTCCCTGTTTTACAGCAGGATTAGCATATTACCTGTCTGTCAAACGCGCACCTGAAAAAACAAGCATGCTCAAAGAAATTTACGAAGAGGAGTTTAGGAGGGCAGCCGATCAGGATGAAGATCGTGCCTCCTTCAGAATAAAGCCATCGATGCGAAGTAGTTACTGATGTCTTATGCAACTGGTAAATTTGCACTTGGACTATGCGATAGATGTGGTTTTGAGTATAAATTAGGTGAATTAAGAGAGGAATGGAACGGTTTTAAAACTTGTCCTGACTGCTATGAACCTAAAGCACCACAAATAGAACCATTACCTGTTGTCAATGATTCAGAGGCATTATATAAGCCAAGACCAAACAATGATGCAGAAGTTGGTGAAGGGTTCGTTGTGGTGAGCGATGCGAATGTATTTAACAGTAGTAGCACCAATTTTTTATGTATGAATTCATCAATATTAGGGTCTAATTTTTCTCTTACCGAAATGACTTCAGCACTTGGAACAGTTACAATTACGACATGACATACTCAGAATTAACAACTCTAATACAAAATTATACGGACAATAATGAAACTACGTTCAATAATACTATTGCTGATTTTGTAAAAAATACAGAGGATAGAATATTTAACCTCGTACAATTTGATTTTTTTAGAAGGAATCAAATAGGTAGCTTTACCGCAGGTAACAGGTTTTTGACCTGCCCTAGTAATTTTGTTCTGAGTTTTTCACTTGCGGTCATTGATTCATCAAGTGATTATAATTTTTTAGAAAAGAAACACCCCAGCTTTATGCAGGAATACGTTCCTGACATTGCTGATACCAGTCTGAGAGGACTGCCTTTATACTACGCAGATTTCGATAAAGAATTTAGCACTTCTTCAAGTGATGGTTCTACTATTGTTGTCGCGCCTGTACCCGACTCAAATTATTCTGTTGAGTTGCATTATCTTTACAAACCGACGAGCCTTGTTACTGATACTAGTGGCACTTGGCTATCGCAAAATGCTAGAGAAGCATTATTATACGGCTGTTTAGTTGAGGCTTATACTTTCATGAAGGGTGAACAAGATTTACTCAATACTTACGAACAAAGATTTTTACAGAGTATAGATAGATTGAAGAATAGAGCAGAGGCTAGAGGAAGACGAGATGAATATCGTTATGACTCCCTTCGCTCACAAGTAAGTTAATATAAAGGAGAAAGTATGAAGCCTATCAAGAAACTTGAGGGCAAGACTGTAGCTATTGTCGGCATGGGCAAAAGTTGGTTTGACTACAATCTTGCAAAATCCCACGGAGTACATTTTGACGAAGTATGGGCAATAAATGCCGTTGCTGATGTCATATTTCACGACAGAATATTTATGTTAGACCCTGCCAGTAGATTCTTAGATTCTGATGATGCTGGCGGTCAAACTAAAAGTATGGCAAAAATATGTAAGACACATAAAGGCCCAATATATACGTGTGAATTAGATAAAAGGTGTCCAGGACTAATCGAATATCCGATAGATGAAATAGTATCGGAGTTCAGGTGTTATTATCTAAACAATACAGTTGCATACGCAATAGCTTTTGCTCTTTGGTGTAAAGTAGGAACGCTAAAATTGTTTGGTATAGATTTTACATACAAGGGTAATTTACATTTTGCTGAGTCTGGCAGAGCTTGCGTTGAGTTTTGGTTGTGTAAATCTATGGAAAGAGGCATGACTGTAGAAGTAGCTAATTCATCATATTTATTAGATACAGCTATACCAGGTGATGAAAGATTATATGGATATCACAGACTAGATGATCCAAAGGTCATCCTTGCTGATAAAAACAACAATTATCGTGTTTTTAACAAAAGCCAAGTACAGACATCGCAAAAACAGCAAGAGGTTGTTTTGATGGATAGATACGACAGTCATTTGAAAAAAAACAAAGTAGGAGAGCCGAATAAATGGTAATCAAAATTACACCCGACGGTAAACCAGAACTAGGTCTGGTAGAGGTATCAACAACTAAATACGGTGGTCATCCTCCTGAATTTTGGTCGCAACAGCTTGTAGAAAAAATATGCTCATATTCAGATGACAATGAGCCACATGTGAAAGAGCAAGCAAGAGCTTATCAGGATTTAATTTACAAGGTTTGTTTGATTTATATTAAAAATGCTATAAAATCTTATAAAGCTAGTTTGATACAAGAGCTAATTAAAGCAGGCGAGGAAGACTTAGCTGAAATTATTAAGAGGATTTAAATATGGCTATATCTAGCACACTGACAACGAGTTTTAAGGTTGAGCTTCTAACTGCTACACACAATTTTACTAACAGTTCTGGTAACTCATTCAAACTAGCTCTATACACAAGTTCAGCAACGCTAGGAGCGACTACAACCGCTTTTACAACAACAGGGCAAGCATCAGGTACTAACTACACATCAGGTGGTGCTGCTTTGACGAATGTCACGCCAAGCTCTACAGGTACAACAGCAGTAACCGATTTCGCTGATCTTACTTTCAGTACAGCTACTATAACAGCTAGAGGTTGTATGATTTACAACGATACCAACAGCGACAAATCAGTTGCTACTATTGACTTCGGTGGAGATAAAACAAGTACAGCAGGCGATTTTACAGTAGTTTTTCCAGCAAAAGCAGCTTCAACAGCTATTATCAGAATAGCTTAATACGATGCCTGATGCAGGTTGGGGTCGAGGTACTTGGGGATCAGGTAGTTGGGGTAGTGACTCCGTATCCGTAAGTATTAGCGGTGTTTCTGCTACAAGCGCAGTTGGTTCTTTATCTGTAGACGCAGAAGCAAATGTAACACTATCTAGTGTATTGGGGACAAGTTCTCTAGGCACTCCATCTACAAACGCAGCATCAAACGTATCAGTTTCAGGTTTATCATCAACAAGCTCATTAGGGTCAATAACACTTGATTGTGAAGCAAATGTGTCTGTATCTGGCCTATCAGCAACTACAGGCGCACCAACAGCAGGTGTAAACGCTCAAGCAATTGCAGTTGTACCAGGTGCAGTAGGCACATTAGGATCTGTAAGTGTTGATGTCGATGGAGAGGCAAATGTTGCGGTTACAGGGGTGGTTGCCACAAGTGCAGTTGGATCTGTAACTGTAAATCATAATTCTGTAACTAACGTAACAGGTTTAGTATCTACGAGTGCTTTGGGTACACCAACTATTACCACACAAAATAATGTTTCGGTTTCTTTGGATGCTATGACAGGACTTGTTGGTACAATAAGAATACAATGGACAGATATAGATCAAAATCAATCTTCAGGTTTTAATGATGTTGATGATTCACAATCCTCAAGTTTTTCTGATATTACAGAAACACAGTCTCCAGATTGGACTGATGTTGCTGCATGATTTATAGTATGATTATTAATTTGTAATTTACCAAAAACGGAGTAAATAGATGGCAAGTTCTTATGTAAATGATCTCAGACTCAACGAAATGGCAACTGGAGATGCTAGTGGAACTTGGGGAGATAACACAAACACCAATTTAGAATTGATAGGTGAGGCGTTGGGTTTCGGGACAGAAGCAATAACGACGAACGCTGACACACATACAACAACTGTAGCTGATGGTGCAACCGATCCTGGCAGAGCAATATACATAAAATATACTGGCACACTAGATTCAGCTTGTACGATTACAATTGCACCAAACACTATGAGTAGACTGCATTTTATCGAAAATGCTACTAGTGGTTCGCAAAACATAATAATCTCACAAGGTAGTGGCGCAAATGTAACCATACCAGCAGGTGATGTAAAAGCTGTCTATTTGGATGGTGCTGGATCAGGTGCTGCGGTGACTGATGCTTTTGCAAGTTTGAATGTCGTAGATTTGAAAGTAGAGGACGATTTAACAGTCACAGATGATGCAACTGTTGGTGGCACATTAGGTGTATCAGGTTTATTGACAGCTAATGCAAATATCACATTAGCTGGAACAACCCCAACCTTAACAATAGGGGATGCTGGTGCAGAGGATACTAAAATCGTTTTTGATGGCAACGCTCAAGACTATTACATAGGTCTTGATGACTCTGCCGATAAAATGGTTATTGGTGTTGGCTCAACAGTAGGCACAAACCCAACTATTACACTTGATGAATCACAAAATTTTGAAATAGCTGGAACTATGAACTTGTTAGGATTTACAGGTTCAAAGGCAAACTTTACAAACAGTATGTTGATAAGTAATGATGCTGGTACAGGTACTTTAAGCACAGCAAACAACAACACAGGCTTTGGTCACCAAGTTTTTAATGTATTAACAGAAGGCGATGGTAATACTGGAGTTGGCGCAGATGTTTTAGGAGCTCTGACGACAGGAGACAACAATACTGCGGTTGGTTTAGATTCTCTAAAAGCACTCACAACAGGTGCGGAAAATGTTGCTCTAGGAGCTTCTGCTTTAGCAGCAGTAACAACAGGAAGTTTTAATCATGCCTTTGGTAAATCTGCTGGTGTTGCCTTAACAACAGGAGATACGAACATAGCGATTGGAAATGCAGCACTTGCTACAGCAACTACAACATCAGGTAATGTAGCTATTGGACATAGCGCAATGACAGCAACCACGACAGGAGTAGATAATGTTGCAGTTGGGCTTAATGTTATGGATGCTAATACAACGGGAAGTAACAACACCGCAGTTGGTAAAGATGCTTTAGGAGCAAACACTACCGCAGATGACAACACAGCAGTTGGTAAAGATGCTTTATTGCTTAATACTACAGGAGCTTCTAATACAGCAATCGGAAGAGGATCTTTAACTTTTAATCAAACAGCTGCAAACAATACCGCAGTTGGCTATCTTTCTTTAAACGCAAACACAACAGGTGAAAAAAATACAGCAGTTGGAGCATCTGCTGGTGATGCAATAACTACAGGATCAGCAAATACTACTATGGGTTTAGAGTCTTTAACTGCTCTTACTACAGGATCAAACAATGTAGCAATTGGAGAACAAGCATTAGCTAGTGGTACAACATCAGCTAGTAATACAGCAGTTGGTCGTAAAGCTGCTAGCACTACTACTACAGGTGAAAGTATAACTGCAATAGGCGCAAATACCAGAGCCAGTGCAGCTACCACAAATAATCAAATAATTATTGGTACAGGTGCTGGAGTTTTGACAAGCGGAGGTGTTACTAGATTTACTGTAGGTGATGGCAGTAATAACTCTCACATTGCTTTGGGTGCTTCTGGAGATTGGTCAGGTACTTCAGATGAAAGATTTAAAAAAAATATTAAAGATTCTAATATTGGTTTAGATTTTATTACTGAGTTAAGACCTATTACATACCAATGGAAAAACGAAGGAGAAATACCTAGTTGGGCAAAAAACTATGTAGAAGGGTCTACTAAATCATATAGAAACTCAAAAACTCATCATGGTTTTGTAGCTCAAGAAGCAAAAGCAGTTATAGATAAATACCCTGAAATAGCAGATGGTTTTCATTTTTGGTCAGAAGATGATGATGGGCAACAAAACATTGCTTATGGCGCATTAATGCCCATGATGGTAAAAGCAGTACAAGAACTTTCAGCACAAGTTGAAGAATTAAAAGCAAAAATAAACGAGGACAAATAAAATGGCACAAACAGTAAGCGAATGTTTAACAGCAGCTACAGATAGCGTAACTGTCATAAACGATATTAACTCTAAAGGGCTTTCATCAACGCATCTCGTTACAGGAGCTAC